GCAACCTTTTGAACAGTTGCGGCATTGTAGGTCTGGTCAATCTTAAAGGTGACGGCTGTTCCTGCTGTTCCTGCACCTGCCCAGTCGGTCACGCCTGTTCCTGCGGCAATGGTTACAGTTCCGCCAGCGTTACGCCAGATGTCGATTCGATCGTAAATATCTAAAACATCGGGGATCGTAATAGTTACTGTTCCGGAGGATACATAGATAACCCCATTAGCTAGGGAGGAAGTAGCGGTCATAGAAGTAGTTACCGAAGTTCCCTCGGTTACTACATCCTTAGCGAAGATAGTTCCGGCGCTAGAAGGCCAGACCTGCTCCCAGGTAGTTGTATAGACCTCGATTTTATTAGAGTCGGTAAGGTAAGAGATCATTCCCTCGGTCGCTGTGCCGATTTGAGATCCTCGAGCGGCTGTACCGGAAAAGACCATGACCGCCTGATCCATAAGAAAATCTTGGACATTTGCGGCGGTGAGCACCTCACCGGCGGTAAAAACTTTGCGGCCTGACATATTTCTCCTAGAAGGCTAGCGCGTTGCCAGCATCTAGCTTACCAAACTGCTGGTCATCTAGAACAAACAACGCAAAGTCTAGGGTAGAGAACCCAAGACTCATAATGTGATTATTTAGGTCGATGCTGTTATCTATTCGGATAATCTCGGCGAACTTCTCGATCGCGGGGCTTATGCCGTTAGGGGTAAATTTGATAGAAACTACATCCCCGATTTCCAGCCCTAACAGATCTTGCTGATCTCCTAAGGAAAGCTCATCGACAATAATCTCTACCGACTCAAACCGATACTCAGGCTGAGCGTATTTATTAGCGTAGAAGGTAGCTAGTTCGGCTACATCTGTATCGGAGGCTATTAGGAGATCTTCCCTAGTTAGGTTGAAGATTCCGTAAGTATCTATAGAGTCGAGATCTAGGGCTATAGCCTCATTATTAGTTATAGCCGAAGAGATAACTACCTCATTAGCTAGAAGCTCCGAACCATATTGAACCTTTAGAGACTGGTAGGGGATTCCTGTTCCATCGTCAGCCAGCGTAATTCCTGCAGAGGTAGGTGCGGCGATTCGGTCGCGGAAGATAACATTACCGGCCTTACCGATAAAGAAAGCGCCTGGCTCGGACTGCTCTACTAATCTAAGATAACTAAGAGCATTTATGTTATCCGGAATAACATCCGCACCGAGAGTCATTAGACCGGTGTCTATATCTCTAAGGCTAGCCGGCCAATTTATTTCAGGCAGGTCAAGGATTGTATTTATTCTTTCCCCTGATTTCTGCTCCGCATTAGTTCGAGTTGCTAGGGTTTGGGTAGCAAAGCTCGAGGTAGCATCCGAACAAGCGGCGGCAGCTATAGAGTCTCCATTAGGCTCATAGGAAAGATTCCAGTCATCTACTAGGCCAACAAATTGGACTATTCCTCCGGAGCTTATTCTTACCTGTCTCTTGGGAACAATCTGGCCCGCATAGGGAGATAGCGAGTATTCAGGGTCGAAGGTTCGATCATTATTATTGAAAACTATATTTGCTAATCCAGAATCGAACTGGTCTAACTGCCTATTCTTACCGCGCTGTATCGCCACCGATTGAACTAGATTAGTTACATCGAAGAATAGAACACCGGCTAAGAGGTATTCGGTATTATCTAGTTTTCCCTTTATCGGATCGTCGAGGATAAAATAAGGCCCAAGACCGGATGAAAGGATATCGAATCCGATCTCTACCTTTTGTACTGGCTGACTCAATTTGTCGGACTTACTAGGACTTGGCCTCCGGCGGAGACATACTTAGTAATCGTATTACCGAGGCTCTTACCTACCATCGCTAGAGATTGGGTCGAGTCGGTCTTTACATTGATATTTATAACTGTTCCTACCGCTCCCGCTCCGGCGGCTCTAAGTCCAGCGGCCTGGCTTCTAAATAAGTTTCTGCTCTCTATCGCACTCATAGCGGCGGCGGTATTACCTGCGATAGCGGCTCTATTAGCAAACTCATTAGCGGCAGTAATTCTCTCGGTTAGATACTCTAAGACCTTGCCGATATCCGAAGCTGAGTCGATAAGGATTCCGGTCGCATCGGTAATAGCCGAAGCCGCCATATTTACTCCGGTAAGTCCTCCGGTAGTCGCTCCGCCGGTCGCACCTGGGCCAGTAGGAGAGGTAATCTTTTCGATTCGAGCATCGGCCTCAGATTCGACTTTTCCGAGTTTCTTCATAAACTCATCGACTACTTTTCCGAGGCCTCCGAGATCTCCCTTCATAGATTCGATGTTGTCGGTAAAGGCTGTTCTAATTTCTTTTACTGCCTCGATTAGAGCCTTGTTAGCTTCGATTACCTCATCATTGAAGGTTTGCTGTAGATCTTTTAGGGCTATCTGTAGATCATCTTGAGTCTTTGCATAAAGATCCTTTAGGGCTGTAGTAGCTAGGCCGGCATCTTCATAAATCTGCTTAGCTAAAGCATCCATACCAGATTCAGATTCGGACTCGATAGCTTCGAATAATCCTCTAAGCTCTCTTTGGGTTTCCGGAGTGGCCGCTAAAATCGCTCCTGCGAGTTCATTACCGGTTTCTGTACCCGCGGCTACTATTTGCTCTATAAAGGTCTGTGAGAAGCCCCGGGAGGCTAAAGCGGCACTATTAGAGAGTAGTTGCCTAGAAGCAATTAGCTTAGCCCTAAGCTCTTCGATTAGGACATTTACCGGATTCTCTTTAGTTAGCCCTGCCTCGACTACTTTATTCAGCCTCTCGAACTCGCTCTTAGCGGTTTCGTAGGCCTTAGTAGCGGACTCTAGCTGTCTCTTTGTACTCTTAGGGTCGGCTAGGGTTTCCTTTAGATTTTCATCCGCATCCCTTAGCCGCTCGGTAGCGGTTACTAGATCCTCGGTAGCCTTATCGTAAGCCTCTTTACGCTTAGCCTCTTCGGTCTTGAAGGCATCAAAGAGCGTAGCTACATTTGTAGCAACTGCGGCCTGGTAAGCGTTTCTAAGTCGATCCTGAGACTGCCTTACTATATCGGCTAACTTATTAGCAAAATCTTGCTCGGTCTTTACTATCGAATCTGCATATTTCTTCTGTGCCTTAGCTACTGTCTCGCTATAGGCATCTTGCGCTTTAGCTAAATCTTTCTGCGCTTCCTTTATAAACTTGCGGACTTTCTCCGCAGCGCTCTCGCCTTTCTCTGTTGTAGTAGTTGTAGTAGTAACTACAGGAACAATAGAAGCGGCTATGTTTCTAAATCTATTTAGCTCACCGGCGGTATCTCTAAGCTGATTCCTTAGCCCATTTAGTTGCAAATTATTTAGGCGATTTATTTCTCCCGCGGTAGCATCCGCACTACCTCCGGCGGCCTTTAGTCGGGCATTTAGTTGGTCGAGCTTAGCCCTAAATTTATCCTGCGGAATAAGCCCATCGGCATAGGCCTCTCGGAGTAATCTAATCTCCTCTTCGATAGCTCCGGTAGCCGCCGCATTTTTATTAGCTTCGGCTGTAGATTTAGCGGCATAATCAGCTACTAGAGCCATACCTCCGGCTAAAGCGATTAGAGCAGTAGCGGCGATTACATATGGGTTTGCGCGGACTGCGGTATTGAAGATTAGTTGTGCGGTAGTCGCAAGCTCGAGAGCAGTCTTTAGGATCTTTAGCGCGGTAACAAAGGCAGTAACCTTTACAGCGACATCTATTAGGGTATCGAGATTCTTTACTATAAACTCAAAGAAATCACCGATAGCGTTAGCGGTATCTTCTATTACTTTCTTACCCTGCGGGCTTGCTAGAAATTCTCCGAAATCTTCGAATACCGGCATAAGTCGATTGCCGACTTGATTTACTAGTTCTGTAACCGCAGGTAATAGGGCTGTTCCAATTTCGGCCTGTAGATCTATAAACCTGGCTCTTAGGATTCTTTGAGAGTTAGCTAGCCCATCGGAGGTATTAGCAAAGTCACCCTGAGTCTTAGCGGTCGATTCGAGAAGTAATCCGTATCGAGCCTGGACTTTCTGCTGTTCGGTCATAGTCTCGCCAACAGCTATTAGGCCCGATCGAAGAGCATAAGCCTTTACCTCGGACTCGAGAAGATTTATACCAAAGCGCTTTAGAGGCTCGGCCTCTCCCGCTAGACCTGACTGGAATACCTGTAGGGCTTCCGATACTTCGATGTTGAATACCGAAGCAAAGTCCGCGGCTCTAGTTGTAATGTCGCGGATAAAGCCGGATACATCGCCACCTTCTCCTACTACTCTCTCCGCAAAGGCAGAGAATCTAACCGCGGCCTGATTGAACTCCGATTGAGCTAGACCTAAAGATTCAGCCGCATTTTCGCCAATCGCCAAAACCGCGGTCGCAGATCTTCCAAAAGAAACATTTACCGCGTTAGTAGATTCGGCTAGATCCGAGGCTTGCTTTATAGCATCGACTCCGAACTTACCTATAGCGGCGGTAGCGATACCAACCCCGATAGTTACGGCGCGGAAGGCCTTATCTATTCCCTCGCCTAATTTGCTAAAACCATTTTGAGCTTGCTTTAGTCCGGCATCGTCAAAGACTGACCGGAGAACAACTCTTACTTGCGCCATTTATCTATCTCCGTATGCCTTATCAAAATACTTTTGCACAACTTCATCTATTTCTCTAGCGACTACATCTATCTTGCGCTCTAGAGCTTCCCATCCAAACCTAGAGGGAGATCCGTAGCGCTGGACTAGCTTTCGGATAAGGTTCGCTCCCTGCCCATTTACCCTATGCCTTCTAACGCCTAATTCTCCGTTGCGCTTTCTATAGGCATAAGCCCTAGAGGTAGTGCCGTAGTTACCGCTTCCGCCTCGACCTGCCATATCGGCCATCGCTACTGCGGGAGACATAATAATTACCTTAGCTATCGGAGTAGTAAGGCTTTTACCGGAAGGCTTTATAGCGCTCGAGATCTGTAGAGCCTTTGGGCCTTTGCCTATAGCCTTAGATTCGCCAATAGAGTTCTGCCCTGTTCCCTGCCAGTTTAGCCGGCCTTCATTTATCGAGTAGAGGAGAGATCCATCCCTGCGGCTCTTACGCTGTATAACAAAGCCCATGCCCGATAGGGGAGGCTGATTGGGGATATTCTGCTTTATCTCATCCGCAACCGGCTTAGCGATTTTCTTTATTTCTTTCCGGTATTCTCGAACTAGGCTAGGCTCCATATCCTTTAGCTTTTTTAGCATCGCTTTCATATCGCTCGAGTCGATATCTAGAACACGATAAGTCACAGGCCACCTCTAGAACATTCTACCTAATAGAAAACCGATCCCGAAGGATCGGCTTCTATTGCTTACTAATTTCTTGCGCTCGCCAGATTAGGTATCTACCCATTGTCCATAGCATCCGCTCATCTAGCTCGAGTAAGTCTTTAGGACTTATTTTGTATTCATAAGCTAGAGAAACTAAATACCAGTGGGCAGAGCTTGCGCCTAATCCTTCGATGCTTTTGGGTCGCTAGCTCCGATAGAGGCTACTGTTTCTGTCCACTTATCGAAGTCTAGAGAAATCTGCTTCTCTCTAGTTAGCGCCGACCAAGCAAGCCAGAGCAGGTGAGTAACTTTCATCTCCTGCCCTAGCTTGGCTATGCTTAGGTCAAATTTCGATTCGAATCGAACCATATCGGCCATTATTACTTTGACCTCTTTAGTCGATCCATCGTTGTATTCAACATCGAGTTGCATACGCATTTTTGGTCTCCTTTCTTATTTAGTTATTAGGACTCGTTGCGAGCGATAGCACCCGTGATAGTCCAGGTGAGATTCTGGACTGCCAAGTCACCCACCGCACCACTAACTGGGGTTAGGTTGTCGATCAGAGCAGTGAATTCATACTCAGGGGTCGAGGTTCCAGTTGGGGTTCCAGCAGGATTGATTGTTACAGTCGCGATTGTGTTGAACAGCGACCATAGAACATCGTCAAGAGCGGTGTTCGCATAGTCATTGTGGAAGCTCAAAGTAACCGAACCGGACTTGAGGCCACCCTTGTATGTTCTGAATCCAGAGTCTCCGAAGGAAGTGGTCTCAATTGCATCTGCGGTTACAGATAGCTCCACGCTATTTACCGACTGAGAGATTGCAGTTCCATTTAGAGCAACTACAACATCTGTCAGAATTTGCTTTGCCATTTATTTCTCCTATGTGTTAGCTAGCTAAAACACGAACATTGAACTCGGCTGCCAGATAAGTAACATCTGAAATTACAACCGCGCCATAATTCGTCATTTCGGTTACTATCGTGTCGAAGGCCTTGCCCGATAGCTTCCTATCAGATTCTACAGCAAGAGATATCGAGTAGTCTCCGGTGCTTGAGCAATAAGAATCTAAAGCGCGTTGTGCTGTTCTTTCATCTACCCTGCCGACAATAACTTGAACAGCGAAGTTATATTCGGTCATACCGCGTTGGAAGTCTTGGTGATAGGCAACTCGACTTAGCTGGACTACCGCAAGAGGAGGACTCGGATTATCCGGAATAGTAGCTCCGACTCGAAGCCCTGGAATAGTAGCTAAGTTGGCGGCAAGCCCATCTCGGAGATCGGTAATACTAGCCACTAGGCCATCCTAATTTTGCGATAAGGCTCGATTAGGTGTTGAACATCCGGATCTAATCTAAAGCCAACTCGCATCGAGCCAAGCTCTCCGGAGATAATTCCTAGAGGAGAATCGAGTCTCTTGAAGATCCTAGATCCGAGAATAATTGTCGCTTGGGTAATAGCGATAGGAACACTAGACCATCCCCAGACTCCGGTTAGTCGAGCGGTAGCCTCACCTTCTCTAACTGGGAAGAGATAGTTATCGACCGCTCTAATCTGGGTATAAGAGGTTACTAGACCTCCGGCTAGGTTATTTAGAGGTTCTGCTTGCCAGTCGGTAGCCGCCCACTCGGTATCAAAAGACTCGCCATCCTCGGAGGTTTCGACCTTAGAAAGACTAATAAAGTCATCGGTAGGAAGAACATAGTTATCTAGTGGGCTATAGATCCTTACCGCTGTTCCCGCGTTATAAAAAACTCTTTCGGTATAGCTGTCGATTTGCCTAGAGGCCGATTCGATAGCCATCTCTAAAAGGCTGTCCTCGAAGCCATCTGCGATTCCTATCGCCGCTTTTATCTGCTGTAATGTGGCATAGCCATTAGTAATCGCCATTATTCCTCCGGATTTATTCTACCTGCATCGAACTTATTAGCTGATAAATACTAGGTGGATACTTATAGCCGGCCTGTTGCCAGAGAAGGTCATTTACAGCGGGGTAAGTAGTCGATAATCTTCGATCTACTTTTTCGGTTATTTTGGGGATAATAGTTAGGTCATCCCTGCCTAGCCTTTCGGCTATCGCCATAATTAGCTCATACTTTGTTACCCAACCCAGGGGTATAAGGTGCTGAGTTCCCGCTATAAAGTAATTCTGCTCTAGGAGGCCTCTAACTACTTCGGCAAAGGCATCGGTTGTAACTCCATTCCAATAGTGATTTATAAAGCCGTAAATAGTCGCGCCTCTAGGCTGATTTTTTACCCACTCAAAGAGGCTTTTCTTTCCGGTTAGCTCCGATCCAATAATCGAGGTTCGAAGATTCATCCAATCGGTAGCCTTTACTTCTCCCTTGATTTTAGAAACCCCATAGGAATCGGAAGCATCTTTCTTACTATGCTCCGAATACCAGCCATCTTTACCGCTAAAAGCGCAGTCGGTAGCTATTTGAATTTTATAAGTTTGCGGATAGTTTTTTATAAAATGCGGAAAATCGCTATTTATCTTTTCCTGTAAATCCGGATCTGTATTCTTCTGCGGAATAATCCCAATGCAATTTATAATTACATCCTCGGACTTTAGGCCGAATCTATCTAGAGAATCAAAGGCCTCATATTCTTCTCGAGTAGGCGCTATTAGATCAAAGTCGGAGAGCTTATCTACTAAGCGGTGGCCAAGCATCCCCGAAGCTCCGAGGATTAGGACTTTCATCTAAGAGCCTTCGCTAGTTGCCTAATTTGCTCAATGCCCTCTGTTCTATC